ATACTTTGTATATATCAGGTAACTCAGAGCAGAAACTAGCTGCTGTGCAGTCTGCAGCGCAGAAAAGAATACAACATATTGCACGTAGGTTTGCTGAGACTGGATTTAAAAAGTTAGTTTCTGGTATATATGAAACTATGCGTAAAAATATGAAAGGTAAAATGACATACAACTTAGAAGGAGTATATGGTACAGTTAATATAGAAACATTACCTTCTAATATGGATGTAGAAATTTTATTAGACATTGGTGAAAACTCTAATGCTAATCAAATTGCAAAACTATCTAAGATAGGTTCAGAAATATTACCAGCATTAAATAGTCAAGGTGTAGGTATGGTAATTAAACCTGCAGCTCCTGCTATATTAGCTACTAAGTTAATTGAAGCAATGAGTTTAGATAGTAATGATTTCTTAGAAGATTATACTACTGATGAGTTTAAGCAAAGAGCTGCTGAAACAATTCAAAAGCAATCACAAGAAGCTGAACAAAACAGACAACAAGCAGCAAGAAAAGCTACAGCTGATGCTACTTTAGTAGAAGCTAATATAGGTTTTACTAATGCGCAAAGCAAAAATACAGAAGATGATAATTCAAAACAATTAGCAGTAGCTATTGATAAACATTATCAAGAATGGGCCAACCTTACTATTAAAGCTACTAAGGATGGCGCACAATTACCTGAGCATCCTAGCTATGCTCAAATAATAATGATGGCCAAACAAATCTTAAAGGGAGAATAATATGGGCACAGTTACAATTAATGCATCAGGTGTTGGTGCAGCACAATCTGGAACAGTTACAACAGCTGCTGGATCAGGAGCTGGTAAAATAATAGTTACTAATGATAGCGACTCAACAATTAACTTTGATGTAGCAACAGCTGGAACAACTGTACAATCAAATATTACAGTTCAAGCAAAAGACTATAGAATCGTTGAAGGTTTAAATGATGGCGCACAAACATTAGTTAGCTTAACAACTTCACATGGTACTTCAGCGCAAGTAAATGAAGTTGTATATAATACACTAATAGCATAAATAATAGGAGGACATTATGGATCCAATTACATTTTCAGGCGTAGTTAGTTTTGGTATTAAACTAGTACTAGCTTTATGCCTAACAAAAGAAGTTGTAGCGCCGATCTTAGTACCAATTTTTGGTGGCTAAGATATGGACAAATACCGTGAGACAGCTGAGAAGAAGCTGGGAAATAAAAAATCATACGGTAATCATAAAATACATCCTGAAGAATTAGCGCGACGTGCTCACACTAAAGGGCACTTTGCAGCTAAAGAAAGAACTGAATTTTTTGATGAAGTATATGGAGAAGTCTTAATAGATCTATTTATAGAATGGTTAAAGACTGACCCACATGAAACTAAATCTCGAGAGTTCCTCTACTCTTCTGCTATGGCATTGGGAAGTGTCAAAGAGAAAATGATAAACTTCGAGACATATGGAAAGAATATTCCATACCTAAAGGAGGACAATGATGGCGAGTCGAGAAATTAATTACGATAAGTTATTGGAAAATATAAATGAAATGATTAATACATTAGAATATGATTCAAGCAGAAGTGGTGGTAAAACTAAGCTTAACTGTGATAAGTTATATTATTTGTATTCATTACAACAAAGATACAACTCACTATTAAAACCTAAAAAAGAGGTGAATAAGAAATGAGCGAACAAATACCCGAAGCAGAAGTAGCCTCTACCCCCTTAAAGGATGATGCTGCTGCACCGGATGGTCGAACACAAGAACAATTGCTGGCTGACATTGTTTCTAATTCGGATTTTATTCCGAAAGAAGAATCTCTACCCGAAGAGCAAGTACCTGAAGTTGACCCAGGCGAATCAGAAGATATAGAAGACCCGAAAGAAACTGATGAACCTGAGAACCAAGAAGTTGAAGAAGAAGCTAATACTGAAGAAGTAGAAGATGAAGTTGAGGATGCTGATCAAGAATCCGCTACCCAAGACACTACATTATTTACTCCAGAGGAATTAGACTTAGAAGCAAAAGTATCTATTAAGATTGATGGACAAGATGCTGAAGTTTCTTTTAATGATCTTATTAAAGGTTATTCTACTGAACAATCTCTTTCTAAAAAGGGTCGTGAACTTGGTGACGCAAGGAAAACTTTCGAAGATGATTATAATAAAAAGCTAGGTGAAGTAAAAGAAATGTCTGATGCTTCAGTAGCTATATTATATAAGTCGGAGCAAGAGCATGCAAAATCATTTCATGCACTTGAAGAAAAAATCGAAAAAGCTAGAGATGAAAACGATACGTTTAATCTTAGCGAACTTAAAGATAAACGAGAACAAATTCAAAAGAAATATTGGACGGCAAGAAAAGAACGCGAAGGTTTACAAAAAACCGTTGCTGAAAAATCTCAGGAGCAAATGCAAAAAGTTTGGAATGAGCAGTTAAAAGTATTTGACGAAGCTATACCTACTTTAATTCCTGGATTTAATGAGAGTACTGCTAAAGATATTCGTGAGTTTGCACTTAAAGAAGGTATTGATGAAAAAGTATTAGATACTATCATTGATCCTAATATAGTTAAGTTTGTTAATGATTATAGAATTTTAAAGCAAGGATTAAATAAAGGTACTGCTAAAAGAAAAGTAGCGCCTACTAAATCTGTTCCTGTTAAAAAATCTAAACCTGTAAAGCAAAAGAAATTAGATGCTGCACAGGCTTTAAGGAAAAGAGCTTTAAGTAAAGATTCATCAAAAGCAGATCAAGATGCTTTTCTAAAAAGTTATGCCGAGCGGTCACTATCTAATATTTAAATCTTAGGAGAATTAAGATATGACTAATCTATTAGCTGTTCGCGCCACTGGAGGCCCAGGCGGTCCGTCGCGAAGCACAGGTGCTAACGTCTCACAAAGAGAAGACTTAGCGAACTTTATAACAATGATTACTAGAGATGAGACTCCGTTCACATCAGACATTGGTAAATCATCAGCATCCGCTATTTATCATGAATGGCAAACAGACACACTCGAAGCTCCAGGTAATTCAAGAATTCCTGAAGGTCAAGACTTCTTAGCCCCAGCTGCTGGTGGCGCTTCTGCAACACCTACTGTTGGTGGTAAGTTTGCAGAGTCAGGACCACAAAGAACAAGACTAGGTAACTACACACAGATTAATGGTAAGACTATTGCTGTGTCAGGAACTAGACGAGCTGTTGATCAAGCTGGTGTTGCAGACGAATATGCATACCAACTTAAGAAGCGTGGTACAGAACTACGAAGAGATGTTGAATTTGATATGATTCACTCTTACAATGTATCTTCTGCTATTACTCCGCAAGATGGTAGTTCAAGATCCGCAGGTGGTTTTCAATCGTTTATTAACAGCGCAAGCACAGTTGTATATGTAGGCCAATTTATGGCACCTTCTGCAGGTACAGGAAGTTTAGCTGATAATGAAGGTACTGCTGTTTTAAGATCTACAGTAGCTGCTTCAACTTCTACTCCTCCAACAAGAGGAAGCTTAGCACTTACTGATATTGATTCTGTTATGCAGAAGATTTATGAGCAAGGCGGTAAAGCTTCAAAGATCATGGTATCACCAAAGATCCGAAGAGACTTCTCTGATCTTATGGTTAGTGATACTGGCGTAGTTAGAAACATTGATGCAGGTGGTCAATTAAGACAATCTGTTGATGTTTATATGTCAGACTTTGGTGAAGTTATGGTTGTACCTAACTACATCATGGGTTTATCTAACTTACTTGATGGTATACATGGACATAACCATGCATCTAATAAATTCACATCAGGTGGTAGACCAGATGCGGCAAACCTTGCAGCATTGATTTACGATCCAATGTGGTTTGCTACAGCTTACCTAAGACCTCTACAAGAGGTTGACGTAGGTCAGCAGGGTGATTCAACTAAAGGTATGATGGTTGAAGAATGTACTCTTGAGGTACGTAACCCATTAGGATGTGGAGCAATCTACGGTCTTAATTAAAACTATTAAGGAGAGGCTTTAATTAGTCTCTCCTTTTTATTGGAGAATAAATATGGGAAAGAATTCATTAGAAATACCAGGTCTTAAGCTGGTAAATAATTTACCTTTAAAAGAACAGTGGAGACGTGCTAATTTTCATAAAGTATCTGTAGGAGATCCACCAATGAAAAAACCAGGATATATGAGTTTTGAATCTTGGAAAAAAGCTAAGGGTTTTAATAAAGGCGGAAAAGTTTCTAGCTACTATAAAGACGGTGGTATGGTTATTACAGGGAGAGATTAATGCCGATAAGTAAAAAATATCAAAAGATGGCAATGCAAGTTATTAATGCAAATCCAAATATTGCAGGAGCAAAATCAAATGTTCCAATGCCTAAGAAAAAACCTAAGCTTAAATATACAGATAGTAAAAGTAATCCAACTAATTTAAAAACTAAAGAGCAAGCTACTTATAAAGCTATGGGTGGTATGGCTAAGTATTATGAAGAAGGTGGATCAGTATTAACTGGTCGTCAACATAACTTACCTGATCAATTAAAAAAGAAAATAATAGCAGCTAAGAAAAAGAAAAACTAATTAACATAACGGAGGGAACAATGTACGTTATAAAAACAAATGCAGGAAATATATACCCAGTAGAAAAGTGTGTATACAGAATAGGTGCAGCTACAGGTGGTGGTTATAAATTAACTCACTTACAACTTCTTCAAACAAATGAAGCGGCAGGTGATTCACCTATACCAATATTACAAGGAACTCCTAGCACAGCAACAGCTGGAGACTTATTAGGTTACATCGGTAAGACTGGTAG